AAAGTTATGAAGATAGACACGCTCATGTGTGTTTTCAAAAAATATCTCAATTAGAAATTTTAAAATATGAAGCAAATGATTATGATGCTGGATATAAGTTTCACGTAGATTTCGGAACTACATGCACTAAGAGACTTTTATCCATTTCAATAAATTTAAATAGTGATTTTGAAGGTGGAGAATTTGTTTTTGATTTATCAAATCAATTTAAACAATTTCCGCAAAATATAGGAGACGCTATAATCTTTCCTTCTAATTTCATGTTTCCACATCAAGTAAATAAAATTACAAAAGGAGTAAGGTACTCGCTCATTGCGTGGGTCGTATAATGGAACCCTTATTTATAAAAGAATTTTTACCTAATCAAATATTAAATCTTTGTTATTCTTATTGTGTGGTAAAATTTTCAAACAAGAAATTTTTTAAAATAGATTCTCAAACTAACTCCTTGATAGGGGAACATAGTGATTATCTAATGGAAACAATAATGGATATGAGCACCCCTGTTGTTGAACAAAATGTTGGTAAAAAATTATGGCCCACATATTCTTACTTGAGGATTTATGACAAAGGTTCAGATTTAAAAGTACATAAAGATCGGGAATCTTGCGAATACACTGTTGCTTTATGTTTAGGAGCAGATCCTATAGATAAACCCTATGAAATATTTATTGGGAAAGAAGATAAAGATTCTGATTACAAATATTATGATAGCAAAGGTAATTATAGTAAATACAGAATAGAACATAAATTTTCAATGTTGCCTAATAATGCTTTAATATTTAAAGGAATGGATAAAATTCATTGGAGAGAAATGTGTACACATGATCACTTTATTACTGTGTTTTTACACTATGTGGATCAAGAAGGGTCTTACAAAGAATTTAAATTTGATAAAAGACACATGTTAGGAGAAAAAGAATGATTAAACCAGAAGAACTAAAAGATAAGAATTTTAAAATATTCTTAGGAATGCCTATGTATGGTGGAATGCTCACCGAGAATACGATGCATGGCTTATTGCAATTACAACAATGGTCCATGGCCAAAGGTGTAGGAATGCGTATGCAATCCATGGGCAATGAAAGTTTAATTACTCGTGCTCGTAACACCGTTGTTTCCATGATGATGGATGCTACAGACTATGTTGCGACTCATTTATTATTCATTGATTCAGACATAGGTTTTGAAGCTAAAAATATAGAACGAATGCTTTGTTTTGATAAAGATGTGGTGTGTGGCATTTACCCAAGAAAACATGTTCATTTTGAAAAAATACCTCAAATATTAAAAGATAATCCTAATGCAACCCCTGAAGAATTAGAAATTAAATCACTAGGATATAATTTAAATTTTGATGATCCAATGAATGTTAAAATGGAAAATGGTTTTTGTAAGGTACAAGAAGCTGCGACAGGGATGATGTTGGTAAAAAGAGAAGTCTTTCGCACTATGATGAAAAAGTTTCCTGAGCGTAAATATGAATCTGATCAAATTATTAATGGTAAGTCTTTTAAATCTGATAATTGTTATGACTTATTTTGTGCAGGTATATACGAAACAAGTCCAGGAAAGAAAAGATATCTATCCGAAGATTATTACTTCTCTAGATTATGGCTAGAATGTGGTGGCGATATCTGGGCGGATATAGCAATGCCTTTAACTCACTTTGGAAATAGAGCCTTTAAAGGTCATGTTGGTTCTTTATTTCAGAAAAAATAAATGAATTTTCCTTTACTTACTTATCATTTTATAGAATGGCTTGAAGAACAAGATGTAAAAGAAAAAACTTTAATTGAATTTGGTTCAGGAGATTCTACTATTTATTTTAGTAATAAATTTAAAAAAGTAATTACCTACGAAGATGATTTAAATTGGCTTCAAAGAATTAAATCTTTTAACTTACCCAATGTTGAAATAAGACAGTTTGGTCTTTCTTTTTACAAGCAAGACTCTCAATCTTTTAAAGATGCTGATTTTATATTAATTGATAATAATCCTCGTGCTAATAACCTCAGGCTTTATGTGGCTGAAGCTTTAATAGAAAAAATAAATTATAAAAATAACTTAATTCTTGATAACGGTAATTGGAATCCTGATGCCTATTTTTATTTAAGAAGAAAATATAGGCACTTTGAAGATTTTATGGGTCATCGTAAATCAGGTGAATTCACAGTAACTACATTTTTTAGCGAAAGAATATAGTTTTGGATATTTCTTTATTACAGTCTTCCTCTAATTCAATAAACAGTGTTTATATCATTCACAATTATTTATATAATAAAGATTATTTAAATTTTTTAAAAAAAAATGTTTCTAATGCGGTAGATAATAAAACTGAAAAAAGAGATAGTAATGTCATTGCAAAGTCAACAGGTTGGCGATCTTTATTAGAGATTAATGAAATGAATAATTTTCACATCAGAATTTTAGACACTCTTAAAATTATTTATAAATTAAGAACACTTACTCCTAATCATTATTTAGAATTTAGTTTGCTTGAATCGTGGGGAATGAAACACAAAAAAGGAGATTACACCGCAGAGCATATTCACATTCCTATACCTTGGTCTGGGTCGTTTTATTTTGATGTTCCATGTGATAACACATATATGAATTTCGCTGATTATAACTCAACAGTTAAATTAGAAAGCAATATGCTAATACTTTTTCCAGGTGCAACTAAACATGGAGTATCTCACCATACTAGTGATAAAGAAAGAATTTCTATGGCTTTTAACATTACTTGGAAAACGTAAATTTGTGTTATATAGTGGCTAAATGCCATTAACTAATTTTACAATAAAACCAGGCATTAATAAAGAAGTCACGGATTACACGGGTCAAGGACAATGGGTAGACTCGGATAATGTACGCTTTTTTAATGGCCTTCCCCAAAAAATTAAAGGTTGGAACAAGTTTATTGAAACCACGATTGTTGGTGTGGTACGAGATCAACATGCTTGGATTTCTTTAGATGGCACGAGGTACGATGCTTTTGGCACCGATCGAAAATTATATGTTTATGAAGAAGGAGTTATTTCTGACATCACTCCGATTCGAGCAACTGAAGCTTTAACGGATCCTTTTACCACGAATGGTACAGCCACTGTTTTAGTCACTGATGCAGGACACGGTTGTGAAGCAGGTAGCTTTGTGACCTTTGATTCTTTTTCTACGATTGACGGACTTGATATGAATCAAGAGTTTGAAGTAACTTCCGTTGTTAATACTTCGGCTTATACAGTGACTCATACATCGACTGCAACAGGCTCAACTGCAGGCGGTGGGGGTGCAGGTAATGCAGCTTATCAAATTAATCCTGGCCCGGCTTTCTCAACTTCTGCTTATGGTTGGGGAACTGATACTTGGGGAGCAGGAGCATGGGGAGAACCTTCCACCGTTTCTAATGTAACACTCGAAGCAAGACAATGGTCACTCGATAACTTCGGTGAAGATTTAATTGCCACTCAACTTAATGGCGGTACCTATCGTTGGGATACTTCTGTGGGAGTAGGTACACGAGCTGCGATTGTAGCGAATGCTCCTACCACTTCACGACTCAGTTTAGTTTCCTCACCAGACAGACATTTAATTTTATTTGGAACAGAAACCATTATAGGTGATCCTGCAAAACAAGATGATTTATTTCTTCGATTCTCGGATCAAGAAGATATTAACAACTATACTCCCACAGCAGAGAATACAGCAGGTTCACTGCGAATTGCCGACGGATCACGGATCATTGCTGCTGAACGCTCGAGAGGTCAAACATTAGTATGGACAGATACTTCTCTTCACTCTTTACAGTTTATTGGTCCACCTTTTACTTTTGGTCTAAGACAACTTGGTCAAAATTGTGGAATTATTGGTCAGCATGCAGGCATTGATTTAAATGGTAATAGCTTTTGGATGTCACAAGATTCTTTCTATTTGTTTGATGGTTCGGTGAAAAAATTACCCTGTACCGTGGAACAATTTGTTTTTAACAATATCAATCAAACCGCTTCCGAGAATGCTTTTGCCGGGCACAATGGTGAGTTCAATGAAATTCTTTGGTTTTATGCTAGAACAGGTTCGGATCAAATCAATGCAATTGTTGCTTATAATTACCAAGAGGGTACTTGGTGGACAGGAACTTTAGCTCGTACATCTTGGATTGATCGGGAAGTTTATGATAATCCTATTGGTACACAATATCTAGGTAATACGACTGCTAACAATGAAACAATTCTAGGACTAACAGCAGGAGCCACACAAATCTATCTTCACGAACAAGGAAATGATGCCGACGGTCAAGCAATGGATGCTTACTTAAAATCAGGTGCTGTTCAAATAGGACAAGGTGATGATTTCTCTTTTGTCTCTAAATTAATACCTGATGTTCAAAATCAAAGTGGTACACTCAATTTAGACTTTGAATTTTTACGTTATCCGAATGATGCGAATGCAGTCACTAAATCAACAAGCTTTACCTCTGGAACAGAAAAAGTAGACTTACGAGGAAGAGGAAGACAGTTTACAGCGAATATTGTATCCAACACAACAGGCACCGCTTGGCGACTAGGGACAATGCGTTTTGATATTCAACCCGATGGTAGAAGATAATGGCCAAATTAACACTACAAAGATTTCCTGATCCAACACCTGAGTATCAAGCTCAGAACTTTAATGAATTAATTCGTGTTTTAGAGGCGTTGATTCAACAATTAAATACGACCTATACAGTGGACTCCGAAAACAAATCCGAAGCAGAGGCATGGTACTTTAGTCGATGAGTTGTAATAATGTCAATGTAGAACCAACCGTTATTGGTGGTGGAGATGGCTCAAACGCTTATGACGCCTTTGGTAGACTAAGAGTATCCGAGCCATTTACTATTTTTGATAGTACAAATGTAATGTCAAAAAATGATCTCTTTGATGAAGATTTAACTAATAACGGAACTGTTACTTACACATCAAATAAATCTACAGTTAATTTAAATGTAACCACAGCGAGTGGTGATAAAGTCATAAGACAATCAAAAAGAGTGATGTCTTACCAACCTGGCAAATCATTATTTATATTCAATACATTTGTAATGAATGCACAGGAATCTGGATTAGAACAACGTGTTGGAACTTTTGATGCAAACAACGGAATCTTTTTTGAAGATACAGGAACAGGTTATCAAATTGTCAGACGTACTTATGTAACAGGTTCTGCTGTAGATAACGATGTTGCTCAATCATCTTGGAATGGTGATAAGTTAGATGGAACAGGAGCTAGTGGTTATACACTCGATCCAACTAAAGCGACCATTTTATTTACGGATTATGAATGGTTGGGTATGGGAAGTGTCAGAGTCGGGTTTGTGATAGATGGTAAATTTATTACAGCACATACATTTTTAAATGCAAATAACTTAGATACCGTTTATATGCAAACTGCAAACTTACCTATTAGGTATGAAATAGAAACAACAGGAACTATTTCAGGTGCAGCAACATTACAACAAGTATGTTCTTCTTGTATGATTGAAGGTGGCTATTCTCCCCAAGGAGTTATTCAATCGATTGGAACTGCTTCATTATCTGGAGTTACTTTAACAACAGCGGGTACATTTTATAATTTAGGAACTATTAAAATTAAATCAGGAAGACCTTACGCACTTATTATTCCTCAAGGTTTTATAGCTTCTGCTGTATCTAACTCTGATTTTGAAGTACAGTTAAGACAAAACGCAACTCCTTCAACAGCA